CTAAGAACTACTATCGCTGTTGTATATAATATCTTCGATTTGTTGTATTGTTTCGATAAGTCCTTCAAGGATTTGTTTAGACTGTCTAACGAGGCTTCTTGTTTCTCGGCTATCGTCTCTGCTTCTTTCAAGGACTCTTTGGATATTGTTAATTCTGTTAGTGCTAAGTTCAAGTTTTTTTCTAAGTTCAATATTTTCAAGTCTAACAGATTCAAGTTCTTGTCCAGCTGTTTGCAATAATCTTTGGCTTTCATTGTTTGCGTTTTTACTTCCTGCGTAAAAAGAGATAAGACATAGAATAGCCAAAACAATAGCAATAATAATATATTTTTTAATTTCATTCATTTTTCCTACCTTCTATATATTTTTGGAACACATTACCGCCTATGTAAATTATAGATACCCTGCCAAAAAATTGTAAAATAATTTCTTGTGTACTTACTTGAATGTTATTTATCAAGAAAGAAAAAATAACTAAGATAAGCCATATAATAAATACTTGAAACTTACGAGATTTTATTTTATTCATTATTCTGTTTTATATCACTCCATAATAAGGAATCGCAAATATCAAAAATAACTTCGGGTTCCTCTTCAGAAAAGTGATAACTAGCAATTAAGGTAACAGGTGCATCATCTCCAAAGTGGATTATTAAAGTATTTACAGATTCAGAAAATCTAAACCAGTCTTGCCATTCCTCACTCCATAATTCTCGCCAAAAGTTTATGGTTTGTTTTAATTCTATGCCAATAAACTTTTCCCCTGCCCAAGTACCATGTACTGGATAATATCCAGCTTTATGGTCTTTAAAAATTTCTAAGATACTTGTACCGTCTTTATAATTAAAGTCTTTCATATTATATTAGTTATAATAACAGGAAATTACTTAATTGGTATTCCTATTTGTGTAAAGAAGTAAATACAAACGCCTGTAATTAAAAACTTAAAGGCGGTGTTTAAAATAAACTCCCATTTGTTAGATTTTTCTTTATATGGTTGTAATTCCAAAACTTTAATTCTTTTGTCCAGAGAGTTTAAATCGTCTGTAATATCTTCCGTTTTATTTTTTAGGCTGTCTATATCTTTTTGTTGCAATGCTGTTTTAATCATTACTTCTTTTAATTCTTTTAGCGTTTCTTCTATTGCAGTTAATCTGTATTCTATTGCCTGTACATTATCCATTTTTAATATTCCTTTTTAATTATATAGTCTTTAAAATAAATCGGGGTGTTTTGTTTTTAGTAAAGCCTTCAACTCTTTTAATTCTTGCTGCGTAACAAAGCAATTAGACCTAACATTATCGGGATTGTCTGCCCAAACAACAAGCCATTTTTTTTGTGGGTCTAAAGAATATTTATCCCCAAATTCCATTTTTGTTTTTAACAATAAATCTATTTGTTGGTCTGTAATATTGCCTATGCTATCTATAAGTAACTCATCGGATTTTGATAATAGGTCTAATTCAGTAGTTGCATTATCAAGAGATATTGTATGTTCATCTATTAAAGCATTTGTTTCTATGCTATATCGTTTTATATTAAGATTGTTTCCAATTCTTTTTAATAAATATAATGTCCAATCATCATATTCTTTATATTTAACATCACAAATAAAAAATAATAGTCTGTAGCAGGAGTGGAAGCAGTCCTGCATATTTACTTTAGAAAAATCAACCGTACAATCCGTCAAATCTATAGTAGTTAAATTGCTGCAACCATAAAAAGTTCCAAACATATTTGTAACACTATTGGGAATATTTGGTATTGTTACTATTTTTTCACAATGGCCAAAAGTAAATGTCATATTTGTAACGCTGTTGGGGAGGCGTGGTGCTGTTATTAAATTTTTACAATTATTAAAAGTATTCATCATATTTGTAACACTTTCAGGAATTTCTGGGGGTGTTATTAAATTAAAGCAATCCCAAAATGTGCTTTCCATATTTGTAACTCCTTCGGGAATTTTAGGTGTTGCTGTTAAATTTTTACACCCCCAAAATGCCCCCTCCATAGTTTTCCCCCCACGTGGAATTTCTGGTGGGGTTATTAAATTTTCACACTTATAAAAAATCCTTTCAAAAAATGTCCCAACATCATTAGTGTTTACTATAAACTTTGGTGGTTTTATTAAAAAGACAGCTTCAAAAAATAATGCAGCATACTCTTTACACCGTGGTGTAATTATTATTTCTGTTGGAGTTAAATCTAGGAATCTTCTTGCATTGAACTGAGAGTAGCTTCCACCACTGTTCTGTCCAAGATAAAACATTTTTTCTACTTGATTTTTATCGTCCAAGTTAGATATTATATTTACTTTGTAAGGCGTATCTTTTGTGTTTTGTGGTAATCCTCTCAAGTAACTAGCAGCTTCATTTATTGTCATTGTGTATATACCTGTTGTACTATCATAACTTGCCATAATGCTTATTCCATTTTTACAAATTTATATTTAATTGTCGTATCGTTTTTTTGTAAATCGTTTATTCCCCAATTAGTACTAGCATTAAAAATATTTTTAAATCTTTGCATATAATCCATTTTGCTAAAATCATCTAAGGATATAACCGTACCATTACCAACACAAATAATATTACCTTTATTAAATACAAGGGAAGATTTATTATTGCTTAAATCAATTCTTATATTACCTTCAAAACAATTACTAGACACAGGGGCATCATCGGATATAATATTACCTTCACAAATTATATTTTCTTTATTTCCACCCTCGCTGTCTTTTGTATCTGTATTAAAGTGGTACACTGTTTGTGTGGTTGTAATCGGCATTCCCATTTTTGGATAATCTTTCCCATTTGTAATAATAATATTCCCTTCTTTGTCTAATACAAATTGTCCCCTAGGTTGCCAAATATTATTTTTTTTCTCCTCGAAATAAATACCGTTAGCCATTATTTTTACTCTGTTATTTTTATTCTCGTTATCAAAAACAACCAAATTACCCGTAAACTCGGATATAGTGGATTCAAGAAAGAAACTACCAGATTTAATACTAACACTTGCTTTACCGTCTTCTTTATATTCTACTAATAAATATTGGTTTTCGTCTCCAACTCTAAAGGAACCTTTCTTTTTAAAAACATTATTTATTATTGCGTCTGTTAATGCCCAATAATTATAATTGTTACTCGTTAGGGAACCTTCGGATATACTTCCTAGATTGGCAGATATTGCAGATAATTCAGGTACATATAATTCTTTAAAGTTTGCTTTTGCTTTTACAATATCTCTTAAAGAGGTACATAAAGCCGTTGCATTTATTATAATGGCTTCGGATAAATTACCGCTTTCATTTGTTGCAATAATTTTAAATTGGTACAATGTATTCTCCATTGCATTTGTATCTTGTCCCTTTAATGGTAAAGTTTGGGAATAAACATTACCAGTTGTAATAAACTCATTTATTTTATTTTTATAATTTGTTTCAGCTTCATAAGGGTTCAAGTTTGTGCTAGGAGAATACCAATTATTATTATCTACATCTGGTCTTGTAATTTGTATTTTATAAATTGTATTTCCGTACTGGGGTAAGTTATCGCTTCTAAAACCTTGTTGTATTTGTAATATAACCGTTCTATCGGAAGTTAAATTATTAACTGTTGGAGGTGCTAGTGTCCAGCTTCCGTAATAACTTACATTTATATTCTCTTCTTTGGAAAATGCAGACTCTAACTTTTGTATGGATATTGATTTTATTTTTATTTTCCTATTTTAATAAATCATCTCTTTCTGGATAACCGTCTGTAATTCTATTAAAATTATAAAAAAATTCTGTGTTAGTTGTTTTAAGTTTTATAACGCTATTATTATCTTTTGTAACTTCAATAATAAAGTAATCTATTGCATTTTCTATGCCTTGCGTTTCTACATTCCAATTTATTTTTATGCCGTCTTTATAGGCGGTACAATATATATCCTCTGGTATTGGCGGTATAGATTTTTTCTCTGCTGTTTCTTGCGTGTTAGGTATGCTTCCAATAGTTTTTATTTCTGCGGGTGTGTATTCGGATATTGCGTCTAATTTATAATCGAAAGAACTTTTGTATCTTTTTTTCTTTTCTATAATTCTTGCGTAAATGGTACCTAATCCATTTTCAAAAACTTTTACAAAACTGCCTAAGGCATAATCTGTTTTACTTTTTAACGATAATGTAAAATCTGCATATTCGTAATAGTTTTGTATTTTTTGTACAAGGTTTTCCGTTTCTTGTTTTGTATTTAAATAAAATAATTCATATTTTTTTATCTTATATCCTTTAGAAGATTTTGTTATATTGCTGGAAGTTTTAATATAGGCATTGCCATATATATCAAACTTTCTTATTAACTTTTCAGTATTAGTATTATTCTTTGCTTTAAATAATCCTTTCTTTCCCAGATTTGTTACAGAATAATCTATACCGCTATCGGCTATAATATCTGTACTGGTTATTTTCTTAACGCAAAAAATCTCGCCTAGAGTGCTATCGTACTTAATATAATTTTCCTCTGTATCAAAAACAAAAGAGTTTGGAGAAATTTTAATATTGCATTTGTCTATATCTGTTGCGTTTTGGGTATCGGAAAAAATAAGTGTGCGTTCTTTATAATCTATTCTACTCCATTCGGCGTGGATATTATCTGCTTCCTGTTCTTTTTTATTCATTGTAACAGATTGTAATATGTTGGTGCCGTCAAAAGTTTGTGTTATGTTTTTAGTATCGGGTATATTAAAAAGAGGGTAGACTCTAAACAATCCGTCATTATCAAAATTAAAAACATATCCAAATTCAAAACAAAGATTTTTTATTATTTCTTTTATATTATCTCCGTCTTTTGCAATAAAAACATCAAGAATATTATTTATTCCTGTATCGGGTATATTTTTAAAGCCTGCTTTCTTTAAAAGTTTTTTTATAATTTCGTCTACAGTCTTTTTAAATTCTGTTATCGGTTCTTTTAGGTCTTTATCCAATAAAAAAGATGGGCTAACAATCTCTATTTGTATAGGTTCGTTTCTTTGCGTTTTTGTAAAAGAAAAATCATTCCTTAAATAACCTGTAAATAAATAAGAATTATCATCATTAACAATTCTAACTCTTACATCTTCTTTAAATGCTTTTAATCTATTAGCAATATCTACATCGAAAGGTATTTTTAATTTTGCTGTGTTATCGGCGGGTTCTAAGTTATTAAAATATACTTCGGTTATTTCAAAATTATTTGTAATAAAGTCTCTTTCTATTATTCCGTTTTTAAATTCAAATCTTATTTTCATTTTTAATATCCTAACCTTTCTGCGGATTTTATTTCGTCTCTTATGCTTAGGGCTATTTGTCTTGCGTCTCCATTTACATAAGAGTTTTGGTAATAAATATTAACATAAATATCTTTTGCTGCCGTATAACTTGCCCCTTTACTGGAATTAGTTTTACCTGTATTTGTATTACCCCCGCCTCCGTTTGCTGGACTATCCCCAATTGCTTTTAGGGTAAGGCTGTTTGTATCTATGTAACTTTTCTTAGATAAATTAAACGGTCGCCAACCAAAAATATTTATACTGTTTAATACTCCTACTATTGCATTCCATATTGCTATAAATGTGTTTCCAATTCCTGCCATTACTCTAACCAAGAAATTTACAACAGGCATTAAAATATAATTATATAAAAATTTAATTGCATTAGCTAAAATATTTAAGGCAAAGGTAAATAGATTCATTGCTGGGTTCAATAAAACAAATATAGAAACTAACTGTCCCAATATTTTTAATATAGGGGATAGCACTTCTAGGATAATAGAAACGAATTCGATAATAGGTAAAAGCAAAATACTAAGGGATTCAAATATTGGTGCCAGTATCGCCCCTAATGTATCTCCCAACATTTTTAGTATTCCCAATAAAGGCTTAACTATACTTTCGATAAATGGCGCTATTGCCTCTGCTACAATTTTCATCATATAGGTTATGCCGTTTATAAACTCATTAAATGCAGGGCTTACGCTGGATAAAGCACTAATCAATTTTGTAACCAAGAAAACAATAACACCAATCCAACCACCGGACATCGCAGCGTTTACTAATTCGCCTATTTCTCCAAAAGATTTTATTATTTGTCCTAATATGTTTATCTCTTTGCCTGCTTTCTTTGTTGCTTTCCCAAGATTTTCGGATTGTATATTAGAATCAGAGTTTGTAACACTTGCACTTTCTCCGCTTTGTACTTTTCTGTTTGTTATTTCATTTATTTTGTTTCCAAAGGTTTGTAATTCTTTGCCAAATAATTTTCCTAGTTCTTTAGTAGAGTTTTTTAAACCATTATAAGTATCTTTTACTCCGTCTACAATAGAGGTTCCAACATCTGCCCAAGCATTACCAATGTTATCAGTATTAACCCCTGTAGGTTTTTCGGGCATTGTCTTAACTTCAATCGTTATGCCTTTTTCAATTTGGTCTAATTTACTAGCCCCGAAAAATTCCCTAATGCTGTTTATTTTATCAATGCACCAATTTATTTTATCCGTAAACCAACCAAGAAAATCGTTTATTTTATTTATAAAAAAGTTTACAACAACTGCAAAGGCTGCTTTTATTCCGTAACCAATCCACTCAAAACCAGTCTTCAAAGGTTCCCATATCGTAATTGCTACAGCCTTAACTATGTTAAATAAAACCATAAAAGTATTTTTTGCTATCGTTAGTAAGTTTGTAAAAACAATTTTAATATATTGCGTAAAACCCTCTATTGTAAATAATTTTTTTAACATATCTTTAATTAAACTAAAACTAGCTACAGCAACTTCAGGGAGGTTTAAAAATATGTTTATAATTTTATCTTTATTCTCTTCCAACCAAGAGTTTATGCTATCGAGAATTGGAAGCATTTTTTTCATACCTTCAAATTTTAAGGCGCCTGTAATGCTTCCCAACTTTTCTTTTATATCTCCTACAAGGTTTCCGAATTGTGTGGATACCCCCTTTAATGTATTTTGCGATAAGTTTTCTGCAAAGCCTGCATACTTACGGCTAACAATATCTATTGCTTCCCCGTTTTCTAACTGTTCTTTCGTTAGGTTACGCATTTCGGGTATTAAATCTGCTAGCTTTCCTTTTTGTCCAGATAATGTTTTAGATAAGTTTTTTACATTACTATCTAGGTCTCCAACTCCAGCAGAGGATAACTCAACTGCTGCATTTAAAACATTTTTTATTTGTTTCTCTTCTAACCCCATTGCGGTAAGATAGGCGGCGTGTCCTTGTAATGTTTCGTCTCCATAAATAGACTTACCTTGTAATTTACCTGTATAATCGATTATTCTTTTTAATCCTGCTTCCGTTATTTTACTATTATTGTTTGCTGCTTGGGATAATTTATTTAATGCTTCCTCTTGTACCATAAAGGCGTTAGTGCAATCTTTAGCAAAGCCTATAATTTTACCAACCGCAAAAACTGCACCTAGTCCAGCAAAAATATTTTTTAAGTTACCTGCAATATTGCCTAAAGAGGATAATCCAGATTGTGCTTGCTTTACTGCGTTACCATCGTACTTACCAGATATTTTATAAGATACACTAGCCATAATGTTTTTCCTTTTTTAAATTTGGGGTTTCTCATTTAACTTTTCAAAAAATACATTTTGTATTGCTGTTAAGGCGGTCATTGTTTTGGAGGGTTGTAATGCTGCCCCACCACTAAAGGGGAGATGTAAAAAAGAACCTGTTCGGCGGTCTACAGAAAAGAGAAACATATCAAAAAATATTTTCCATTTTAAATATGTTTCTCTTGTTTCAGGCTGTTCTAATGGGTTGCACCCCCAGAATAAAAGTTTTGCTACTTGTCTAATTTCGGTTTCTTCTGTAGACGTGATTGAAAAGGGATTGAGTCAATCCAAATATTTAATATTTCTGTAAAAAGAGAAGACGATTTTTTTAAGAAGCTATATAATGTTTTACCGTCTACTTTATTGTCGCTATCATCTGTAAAAGAACTATCTACAACGCAAGAAGGAAAAATTTTTTCAAGTAATTCCAAATTCTTTTTACCGTCATCTCCAAAACTGCTAATTTCCTGCGTGTTAGGTTCTCTTAATTCAATATAATCCCCATCGTCTAATTCTATCTTAGTTGTAAAAATATATTTTTTTTCTGCTTCGGATATTTTCATTTTTATTTTTTCCTTTTAATATTTATCTGCATAACCGTTTACAAGTTCTACAGTTATAAGTTCTTCTATTCCATTTTCCAATGCGGAGAATGTCATAGATTGTTTTATTGTGCTTTGGTCTCCAAAGTTTGCGCTTGCGTCCTCTACTTGGTTACAAGGAATTGTAAACTTTAAAGAATAATGTACATCGTCTTCTATAATCTCATCGGATATAAACTCTAAAACAATTTTTACGGTTTTATCGGACTTATAAAATTCTTCTCTAAACTTTTCAGAGTCTTTGGTATATAATAATTCAACATCGGATTTTATTTCTCTGGTTCCAACTTGCGGTTCTTTGTAATATAAACCTGTGCTTGTAGTTTGTGTACTGGAATCAAGGGCATTACTATAGTTTAATTTTATAGAGGTTACATCGGCTAATTCCTCGGTACCAATATAAACTTTACCATGTCTAAACTTAAAAGATTTTAAAGGCGAGGTATTAAGAGTAGTAGTATCTGTATAATATGCTTCGTCTTTTCCTACCAATGTTAAATCGAGTTTTAAATAATCTTCGGGTGCCGCAGAAAAGCTAAGGCTATCAATTTTCATTCCGTTATAAGAAAATACTTTAGTCTTTCTATCGAGAATAAAACTAAGGCTAGGTAGGCTATCTGTCTCTGCTGTTCCTATTGCCGTAAAGGTGTGCTTATAAGAATTGTTTTTATCTACAAGTTTCTCTACTTCTCCCTCAACGCCCAAGGCTGCCATTAAGAATAATCCAACATCATCAGGCCTTGCTAATGTGGAGATACTGCCTTCGGTTTTTAAAGACATTGTTTCCTTTTTACCTCCAGCTTTACCGCCTGTTAAAAGTCCTTCGTCTTTTTTATTGTAGTTAGGCTTCAAACTTTCGGAGGCTACCTTAATCTGCCTAGTAGGGGCAGGTATTACGCCATAAGAATTTTCTTTTCCAACTTTCAAAATTAAGCTATTGCCATTTATCATATTTTCTTTTCCTCTTTTTATTTATATAGTCTGTTATCTTTCAGTTTTTAATATTACTGTAATTTCTGATAACTTAATATTTATGTTTGCCTCTGTTGCATTATAAAAAGTTATATCCTCAATAACGCCAAAATCTGCTACTCCATTAAAATTTCCGCCACTTCTTTCAAACATTTCATAAAATGCTGCTGTGTATTTTAGCATAAGGTTTTTTAGGTCTTTTGCTTTTGCGTTTCTAAATGCAATATATATTTTAAATTCAAATTCCTCTTCATTGCTTTCATTACTTAAAGAATTAAATTTATATTTTCCAAAATCAAAAAATAATTGTTTACTCTTTGTATATTTATCAAAGTCTAGGTAATCATCTATATAGTCATTTACATCTTCCAAATTTAATTCAGATAAAACTATTTTATAATTTTTCTTAATGTACTCTTGTATTTTTTCTTGCTGGTCTAAAAAGTTCATTTATTTTTCTCCAAATAATTTATTTAATTCCTTTTGGAAAACCGCTTCCATTTCTTTGTTAGCTTTATTGCTATTCCAATACATATCGACTGCTGGTTTTAAAAATGGCTTAGCAGGTATAGTAACGGATTTAACTTTTACAAAATTATTATTTATCTTAAATGTTAGATATTTATGGTTTTTAGCCGTAACATTAGCCCCATTTTCCACGAATATAGAATAATAAGCAATCTTTTTAATTCCAATTTTTGCTGAGAAATCTTTTTTGGAATAAGAATAAAGATTTTTATAAATGCCTGTTTCTTTTGTCTTATCAAATTTTCTAGCCCTCATATTTTTACGGGCTTCCTTTTTAATAAGGTTATTTACTTTATTCATCATTTTTTTAGCAATAGAAGGCATTTTATGTTTCATATCGCCTAGTTGTTTTTCAAATTGCTTATAATCAATATCGAGTTTAACTGCTACCATAGCTATTTAATCCTAATTTATTTTATTCTATAATCAGATATTGGCAATAAATATTTATCAAAATTGGTTGTATTTACAAAGGTGCGGGTTCCGCTGTCTTGGAAACTTTTAGAACTTATGCCAATATTATTATTATTTTCTGTTTGTAGAATACCTGCAATTCTTAGCGTTGTTAGTTTTATTATCGCTGGTACTATTTTATATCCTGCCTTAAAAATAATATTTATTTTTCCTATAGGAAAAGTATTATTGTCTTTATAAAAAATAAAGTTATCCATAAAAGCTATATTATCAATATTTATTGTTTCATTGTTTATTTTTATTTCTTTTATTTCTGTTATTGGCTTATAATTTATTTCTATTTCGTTTGTGCCGTTTCCATTTACAAAAATATTATATTCTTTTTCCTCTGGATTATATCTTAGATAATTACAAACAATATCATTGGCAGCTTGTATAAATAATTCTTGCTGTGTTTCGTTATCGTCGGGATATATTTGTGTAAACTTTTGTAGGTCTTCAATAGTTATTATCATACTTTTCTCTTTTAAAAAAGATTGCCACTGCAACAATGGCAATAGCAATCTTAAAATTTTACTTTTTTACTTAACTTTTAATATGCTAAAGTTTTTAGCAACTGTAGGTTTGCCTGCCAAATACATATCAACATCGAAAGTAGTTGTTAGTGTTCCTGCTGTTTTTTTAGGTTCAATATGTAATTCTCCAGCAACTGCAACGGCGTAATTCTGGAAGTCGGCAGCAACTGCAACTTTTTTGCCTGTCGTAATATCGGACGGTGCATAAGAAGTTAAAAAGATTGGTACATTCTCAATCATTTTATTGCGGATTAAGTCCTCTCTATAAACTTTTTGTGCATCTGTACTATCTGCAATAAAAGTATTATAAATAGTTGGGTGCATAAAGATACAACCGTTATCCGTTTTATCTGCAATACTTAAAGCAAGATTGGCGAGGTCTGCAATTTTCAATGTAGTTGCATGAGAAGTTATAATGTTTGCATCATCTGTAAAAACATTGGTAAAGTGTCCGCCTGTTCCTGTTCCGTTAAAAATTTCCCAAGCGATTGCATCAGAAAAAGTATCGGCTAATATACTTTGTAATTCTGCTTCAAACTGTACTCCAGATAATTTTAATGTTTCGTTAGATACAGGAATAGAAACAGCAAATGCAGAGGTAGTTAGTGTTTGGTTTCCTAATGGGTTAGTAGTTTCTGCTGTAATATTTCCGCCTTCCGTTACAGGGGCAGGGCGTGTAAGAGAACTACCCCATACAGGTATAACAGTAGAAGCATTTTCACCATAAAAATATTTTACCTTTTCAAGAATTGTTTTTTTAAAACTCATAATTTTTACAAGTTCTCTAACTGTATTTACAATTCCTGTTCCAGATAAAGTAATAGCACGCTTTTCTTGGAAAGCCTTAGCAACATCGGCTATAGATTTTACAGTTTCATTATCTCTTGTTTGTGGTGCATTTTGTACGGCGATTTGCTTTTCAATTTCTGCTTTCTTCGCACGCAATTCCTCAAATTGTACTTTTGCTTCGTCTGCTTTAATGCTTCCCTCTTTAATCTTATCGCTTAAAGACCTAATCTCAATATCAATTTCCATTTTTTGTTTTTCAAATTCTTTCATAATTTTTTTCCTTTTTTAATTATTTAATTCCATTTCGCACAAAAGTTGTAACGCTTCCAAAGTTTCGGTGTCGGTTTCTTTAAGAATGTCATCGGACTGTTCTTTTTCGTCTGCCGTTTCTTTTTCTTGCGTTTTATTTTCCTCTTCCTCTTTTACAGGAAGTAAGGCTTCCAATTTTTCAATCAAATTATTTATTGTTTTTATATCTGTATCTTCCATTTCTTTTTTTCCGTTTATAACATTGCTTAAATTTTCTATATCGATATTTTCAAAAAGGCTTCTTATTAAAGTAGAGGAATTTGTTTCCTCATATGCGGGAGTTGCAACACAAAAAGAAACTTCTTCAAGTTTTACCGATTTTAAATAATCTGTATTGCCTCTTGTTTCAACTTCAAAAGGGATAAAGCCAAAAGACATAGTTGTAACATCTCCTCTGTTTATAATTTCAAAAGCATCATTCCCCCAAGTTGTATTAGGAACTTTACATCTGCATATTAAGCCTTCTTTTGTGCTTTCTAATTCTAGGGTTCCGGACTTTGTACTTCCTAAAACTTTACCAACATCATGGTAAAATAAAGCACGTACTTCCGCTTTATCTGCTAAAGTTTTTTTAAATGCCGTTTCCTCAATAATTTCAAAAATAGGTTCTCCGCCAAAAGGATTCAGATTTTCACTTTTGGAATTATAAGGTATTAAGCCTGTAATCCATCTTTCTCCGTTATCGTCTCTTGTAGAAAAGTTTGTTTTCAAGTTTCTTAAAATTTTCTTTTTCATATATATATAGTCCTTTATGTTTTGTCAGAACCTTTGCCTATTTCAGTTTTTGCAAGTTCCGCATTTTCTATTTCTATTTTTGACTTTGCCATATACGCTTCAATATTTTCTTTTGTTAAAGGCATTAGGTTAGCTGGTACAAAAGGTGTATCGCCTGCTTCTAATGGAGGCAAGTTTTCTTTTTGTCTTATTTCGTTTAAGGTTAAAATGCCGTTCATAAATTGTTTTGTATAAGCGTCAATTTTGGAAGATAAAGAAGTTTTTAATATAGAATTATAATTAAACTCAACATAATATTTTTCTCTTTCAGAAAAAGAAAATAATTTATTAAATGCTTCTTGGAATACATCTACTAATGGCTGGATAGCCTGTGTCATAAAAAGAGTTGTAATTACTTCTAGGTCTGTTATTTCTTTACCTGTTAAATATTCGATAGGAATATTAAATATTTGGGCTATTGCTTCTAATTGGAATTGTCTATTTTCCGTTAATTGTGCTTGCCTGTTATCGCTAATGCCTGTGTCTATAGTTTCAAATTTTATTTTACCTGTTTTTACAATAGGTTTACCTGCATTTTCTACTCCGCCATAAAAAGATAGATATTTATTTCTTATTTTTTGCTGTTCATCGTCGTTTGCATTGGGATAACTTTCAGATAAATCTATTACAAGTCTTTTACCTAAAGAGTTATCGAAGGTATTGGCGGTATAAGAATTTAAATTACTGGAAGTTTCAAAAGTTTTTTTACATTCGCTAAAAATAGATTTTCCTGTCTTGCCGTCATATCCAAAGCGAGAGGGAATATGTAATATTTTATTACTATCGTATTTTTGGCCATAGTAAGAAAAAGTTTTTTGGTTAAATTCGTTTCTTGTAACAATTACGGCATTGGGGTTTAATCTAAATAAGGATATTACTTTTCCGTTTTCGTCTATGTATTTATATAAATAAACATTACCAGCATAATAATCTTTAATTAAAAGATAAAAAAATAAAGAATGCGTTTCGTCTAGGTTGGGTTCTTTTAATACTTCATACAATGGGTGTTCTATTTTTTGTTTTGTTTTTTTATCGTAAACCCCATAGGAAAGAGAAGCAAAAGAAGTTGCTATTTTATCTATGCAAGAAAAAGCGGTTTCATATTCTCTTTCAAAAATATTAGTTATGCTTGCATAGTCTTGTATATTCTTTGGGGTTGTTTTTGCGTTTTTGTTTCTAAAAATCTTTTGCAAAAAATTCATTTATTATTCCTTTTATTTATATAGTCTTATTTTCTTAAAAAGAGTTTAAAACATCTTCAAATTTTATTTCTCTTACAATTTTATTTTCGTTTGCTTTACATCTATCTAATGCCATAATAGAAGTTATTATTCCGTCTATTCTTTTTGTGGAGGCTTTATAATCTTTCATTGGTTTATAATTATTGTTTGTATCTGGTTTTATTCTTACATTTTGTAATTGCCAAAATATTACAGGGTTGGGGTCTATTATGTTTCCTTTCAAAGCCAATCTTTCGTACTCTTTTGTAGGAGGACTAAAGTTTTTTAGAGATTGGTCATATTCTATTAAATATATTTCGGGTATATTTTCATTTAATTTATTTATTAAAAGGGAACTTTGCCAGCGGTCATATGCTATTTCTTTAATTAAAAACTTTTTACATAGCTTTAATATATCCTCGTAAATAATTTCATAATCAATAATCCCGCCCTCTATTGCCGTTATATAGCCCTTGTCTACCCAATCAAAAATATTTATATTTTCTTTTTTGTATCTTTCGTATAATGTTTCTTTTGGAATATAAAAATAATGCTTAAAATAAAAATTATCTTTTAATAACCAACACAAAGAAAAGGCGGTCATGTCGTTCACTGTAGATAAATCTAGGGCAGCATAACAAGGAATATTTTTTAATAACTCATAATCAATTTCTTTTTCTTGCCGCCATTTATTTATGGGAATCCAACTTTTAACATCGTTAGTCCAGATACCGCAAGTCTTAGATTTAAAATCGGGTTGGTGGCTTGGGGTTATTTCGGCATCGGCTAAGTCGCTTAACAATATATCTTCTTTTAAGAATGTTCCTAAAGAAGGGTTAGCCTTAATAAAGTTTTTTGGGTCTTGCCAATTATCTTTTTCGTCATAGGCATATATAATCCCAAAATAACTATCATCTATTAGCGTTCCGTTTAATATGGACTTACATTTACTGTTTTCTGCATAACAAGGACTTGCAATATCCAACCCTGCGGAGGTAATTATAGCAACCAATCCATTTAATCTAGCCCTTGCCCCATATCGAAAAGCTGTTACTATTTTATCGTTATCGTAACAATGGAACTCATCCACTATAGATAAAGAGTTTCTATAGCCGTCTATCGCTGTACTTTCGGAACTAAAAAAAGCAATGCGGGAAGTGTCATAAATTATTGTACTACTAAGGCACTCACATATTTTTTTAAATCTTTCTCTTCGTTTATTATTGCTTTTAATTCTCTAAAAGATTTTTCCGCCTGTGCACCGTCTTTAGATACAAGATAGCTTTCTGCGGCATTGGTTGTTAAAAAATCATATAATATCTGTGGAAATAAAAGACCTGTTGTCTTTCCGTTTTTTCTTGCAACTTCAATATAGGCATGTCTAAATCTACGCCTTTCATTATTATCTTTGTAATAAAAGCCATATAGGTTAGCATAGATAAATAATTGCCAAGATAATAATTTTAGCTTTTCCCCTGTATCTGGAATATATAAGGCTTCCGCAAACTCGCAAAACTCGTTAAATTTATTTTCATTAAAATAAAATAAGTTTCCTTCCTCTTTTGTTTTCTTTATATCCTCTAAAAATCTTTTACAAGCCTTTATTGTATATATGCCGGCTTTTATTTTTTTCGAGATAATATTATTGCAATATTCTATTACGGTTTTATAATATTCGGAATGTTTCATTTTTTGTTTATTAGCTTTTGTACAATGCTTTTATTTTCTATTTTTTTATTTTCCAATTCAAGATTATCTAATTGTAAATGCGTTCTTGCACTAGGGGATATATAATATTTCGAGGCTAATTGTGAGAAGCGATGGGATAACTTTATAGATAGCTTAGTTAGCTTCTCATAAAGTTCAAAGTCTTTTACAATATCCGTTTTCTTTAATTGCTTTTGTACTTCTCTGGATTGCTGCAAAGTTTCATATAATAATTCTAATTCGGGTAAATCAACTGGGTGCAAAATATGCAATTTAATTAAAAGGCTTGTGTGTGTTTTAAAATAATCTATTACATAATTATCTGTTAAGGTTTTAGGGGGTTGTATTATTGTGTTATCCGTAAAGCTGGATAACTCGGCTATTTGTTTTTCTGCTGTTTCTCTTTCCTCGTGCCTGTCTTTCCTATAGGTGCCTTTTAATTTTAATTCCTCTGTTGTCTTTCGTGGTCTTGCCATAATCTATATTCTTTTCTTTCCTTATATTCTTGTGCCTTGCCCTCGTTCCAACACCCTTGGATAGGTCTGTAATAGCCAGAAATTCTGGAATAAGTAGAGGCAGTACCTTCACATAGATGTGGGTCATTCATTGCCGATATAATATTTTGTTTTTCTTTTTGTATTTTTTTTAATTTTTCATTCATATTAAATATAGTCTCCAATATGTTTTGTTTTGGCATTTAAAAATCAGAACGGCAAGGGGGTGAGGTACACAATTTATTAACAAGTTGTCAACACCCCCTATGGGGGTAAGCTATTTTTTATTTTTATAAAAAGATAATAAAGATATTTTAATTATTATTATCCCATAATAAATTATAATCGCTTGCTTATAATTTAAAAGATAATATCCTATCGCATTACTTATTAAATTAAAACCAAACATAAAAATATAAGGTAGTACCAATAATAAAAAAATAATTACAATACTTGTAGATATTACTTTTTTCATTTTTATATTCCTTTCGATAAAATATTTTCTATTTCTTTAAAAACTTAGCTTTATGCACTCTTATTAAATAACCTATACCAAGCATTATTAAAATAACCATAATACAAACAAGAATAGTTGTAAGTACAATAAATAAAACCATAATTTTATTTCTCCTTATACTTATTTAGTTCAATTTCTTTTGCGGTTTTAATTCTATGGCAAGTTCGGCATAGCGTTTGTAAATTGTTTGCATTAAAAAATAAATCGGGGTTCCCTTTGGGAGGCGTTATATGGTCTACAGATAAATCATTATTGCAACCGCACCATACACAATAATTATTTTCCTTTAAATGTTCTTTTCTTAATTTACGCCATTCGCTGGTTTTATAAAATGCTTCGTTAGTTCTTTTTGCGTTCCGAAATGCAATTCTTTTTTTATCGGATTTTTCTTTGTGCTTATTACAATAAATAGAGTGGGGTACAGCAAAGTCATTACAATTTGGATAACTGCATAATTTAACTATTGCCATAAACCTTCCTCTATTAAAGCGTCTAGGGATTGTGTATTCATTTCTTGGTCTTTGTCCTTAAACATTGCTTTTTTAAATCCAAAATAAGCATAAGCCGATAGCTTATCTATTTTAAAATTTTCTTTGTAAAGGTACTTACTTATTAAAAATAAAGTTGCATCTTCTATTTTATCCTCTAATATTTCCTCTCTAAGGCGTAAACTTTTTTTATTGCAATAATCAAGAATATAATTTTTTTGTAATTCCTTGCATAGTAAATACATTTCACTTAAAAAATAATCTTCTTTTTCTTTATCTTTGCCTTTTACTTTTAAATACTCTGTTTGTAATTTATCATATTTTTCGTTATGTGTCTGTTCCATAATAAATTAGTTGTTTAATTTTTCCATATCCTCTAAAACTTTTTTTAATCGTTTTAAATAACCCCGCCAATCTTTATATCTAAAAATTTCGTGTACTATTTTATGTGTGTTTTTATTTAAGACTTCAAAATTCTCAGGATTCAAATTTTCATAATTGGCAGGGTTCATATCTTTATGGTGGCAATTAAATCCCTTTCTTAATGGCTTTTGTGTAATGTAATCTATTTTCCTTTCTCTTTTTAGCTTTAATCTAAACTCTTTCCATTGCTTTGTATTTCTAAACTTTGTTTTATTCAAGGTACCTAGCCCGTGTTTTATCCTCTGTTCCTTTTGTTACACAAACAGAATTAGCCATGCTATTAAATATTATTTTATCTGTTGTTACATTTTTTACAACAAAATGTGTGTAGTCTTTGTAAACATAACAGGCAATATATTCTCCTTCTTTTGGAATACCCTTAATAATTTTCTTATTGCTTCCTAGTTGCTTTATTACTGCTTCTCCGTTTAATACATAACCATTAGGTTTAATGTTTCCATAATCGATTAAAGCTTCATAAGCACCTATTATTTTATCATAGCTAAAATCAAAACCACATGCACAATAATAATAACAAAGATATAAACAACCGCCGTCCCCAATGCTTTTAAATAAGTCTTGTATATTCATATTTATATAGTCCAAAATAAAAAAAGGGAAACAAGCCATATTTTAAGCCCGCAGCAACGGGCAGCCTGCTTCCCTAGATTAAGGAGAAAATATCTTACTTCCAATAATACTCAAACTTTTGCCCTGTATTGCTGGGGTGCTGTCTGTGCATTGGTTCGTATATGTTTCTTTCTACAAAGTCCCTACTAAAGCCGCTTTTTTTTAGGGATTGGATTATTGCAACGGGGTTTATTCCCTTTTCTACTTTGCCTGTAAAGTATATCTCTTTTGCTGTTTGGTAGTTTTCATTACTAGGATATTTTTGTGCTATGTTCTCTAGCTTTATTCCTTGGTCTATGTTAAGATTAAAAGGGGAATAAGCATTGGGGTTAGAAATTGTAAAAGCTAAATTTTTTAATCTTTTTTCTCCCTCTTCTTTTTCTTTTTGGTTCACTAAGTCCGTTAGGTCTATTGCTTCGGCATTTGTGTTTAAATAATATTTTTTTTGGATTCCCTCAAAATAAATATCATCTTTTGTATTTTTTTCTCTTTGCATATTAAAGCAGCGGGTTAGTCTTCCAATGCTGGCACACGCTTTGTCTAATTTAATCCAATTATCGCCGTATATTTTCTTTGCGGTTTCCTCCCAATAATATTTGTAAAAATTTTTAATTTCTCTATTGCAATTATGCGGTACTAACACATGGTAAGATTTGTTACCACTCCAAGTTACAGAGGCTATATTATTTTTATATTCTCCGTTTAAAATATTGTCTATAATCTCTTCTTGTTTTTCTTTTGTTTCTCCGTCCATTTCAAAAACAAACATTTGAGGAATAACATTTTCTGCCTTTCTATCGTTTGTTGTACAAGTTCCGTTTACGAGATAGGGGTAATTGGTTCCTCTTTCTAATTCTGTTACAGGTTTAGAATATTCGTCAATGCAAAGAGATAAGCCAAATTTGTTTATAAAATCCTGTACCTCTTTTTCTTCGGGGGTTAGGTTTTCTTTTTGTGTTTGTTTAGGTTCTATGTCATCTAAATCCATTATTGCATTATTAAGCAATTCCAAAAATGCGGATTGTATTTTTTTGTCTTCGTCTTCTATATCCTCAAATTTTTCGTCTTCCGTTTCGTTTTGTATGGGATAGCTTAATATTTTATTCCAATCTGTTTTAAAATAGGGAAAACGATTGCCGTGTTTATTTATTTTGTGGTTGGCATAAGTTTTTAAATCCCTAATAAATTCAGAGAAGTATTTTTTATTAAAATCAAAATCTTTTTCTTTAAAAGAAGTTTCATCAATAAAACTTTTAAAACTCATATCGGATAAATGTTTTAGAACAGCTGTGTTATTAGTACAAACCTCTCTATCTAATAAGTTATCTTTTAATTGTTGCAATTCATATATTATCTTGCTGTATCTTGCCGGTAATTTTGCTTCCTCAAAAGAAACCCTTTCATTATATTTATAATTAAAATCAAAGGGGCAAGATAAAAATGCCTGTTCAACCCAGTAATCCAAATTCTCTTGGAACTTATTTTCGTTTCCTCTATAAGGATAGCACTCAAAATATTTTTTTAATATTTCTTTGGATTTTAAGTTTCTATTGTTTACAACACCACCCATTGGGCAAAAAACATCATTGGAATATTTTATGTACTGCATTCTCCTATTATTTCTATCATCGCTAAGGTTATCATTTGTTGTAATAATATGGGTTGCTTTAGCTTTAACACTGTAACTATTTTCCCCTTTCCTTTCAAAATCATAGGTACTTTTATCTATTTGGTTGTTAAATACACCTGTGTTCCTTTTCTGCCAATCTTTTATGGTAATATCATCGTGTATTACAAGATAATTAACCGCTGGTTTATTGGAATTAAATTTATCTCTTGGCAATATATCCGTATCGCTTGTAAGCCCATATTTTTCAAATACTCTTTTTATAGAGTTTATAAGCGTTCCTTTTCCGCCTCCTCCGTTTCCTAACTGTTCAAAAATAAAAACATAATCCTGTCTTTTAGCCCCGCTTACTCCAAGTGCATTATACACACTCTCAAAAAATCTTCTCATGGCTGTCCAAGAGGCATCAAGATAATTTATATCCCAGTTGCAACCTATTTTTTCCATAGCTTTAGCGAACTGTATAGCATCTGCTTTGTGGGGGATATTATAGGTTTTATATTCTTGGCAAAGTTGTTTTATATAGGTTTCTATTCCATCTTTGTAGTCCTTATAAATTGCTATTGCGGATTTTCCCTTTAGGATTTTTTTATTTTTTAAGATTTTATTGCCGTTTTCGTCTGTTATTTCGATTTGTTTTGTTTCTATATCATCGGCAAAAAGGGTTTTGTTATTATTATTAAGAAATCCTAATAGTTTCTTTAAAAGATTTTCTTCGGATAATTCTATGCCGTTTTTTATAAAATATTCAGCCATTTGGGCTAGGGCTGCTTTCACGGCTTCAGAATAAAATGCTGTGGGGATATAATTTGCTTCATTCTCTTCAATAAAAAATTTCTTTAAATCTATGTTCTTCATGTGTTTTTCCTTCCATGCCGTTTTTTTTGTTACTCCGCTTAAAAGAGGCTGGGGTAACAAGCCCCAGCCAAAGGAGTACACATGATCGGGTAAAGCGGCATGTCTTTACCCTTATATATTTAGTTAGTTCATTCAAAAATGAGAAATCATCTGTTTTTACAAAAAAACTTCAAAAATCTTCATATTTATAATAACAGGAACACTGCGGTTCCTATCAAAATCATATATTAAATTAACAGGAACTTCGTTATACAGCCCGAAAATATCATTTTTTTAGCGATTTGGTAAAGAAATAAGCCAAATACTGCCCGTGCACCATTTACACCATTTTCATCGCTTTTTTTATATTCTTAGATTTATTTTATTCTTAAAATTTTTTAAATTCGATTTTTTGGTGAAAATGGTGTAAATGGTGTAAAGATTCAAAAATAAATCATTTTGCCCTTAAATCATAAAAAATAACCCCTAAAATGTATAAAAACTTCTAAAAATAAGCCATTTTGCCTTTAAATCATCGAAAAAACAGGCATTTTCTTTGCACCAATTTTTGCACCACCCAAAAGATAATGGTGCAAAACAGCACAGTTTTAATAATAAAATCAAGTTTCTACTATTGTATAAGGCTTATTTTGTATCAAATTAGGCTATTCTAGGGATTATTCTGCTTTTTTGGCACCAATTTTTGCACCGCACTCCTCAAAATAATTTGAACTAATTATGTATGGCTAAAAATACAGAAATAATAACCTCAGCTGCAAAAGGGGTTGTAAAAAATTTTTTGCAAGATAAATATGGCTGCCATTTTACAGAAAAGTATTATAATGGCTTGGATAACAAAATATATGGGGATTATGGCTACCGGCATGGGGATTTGCTTTTTAATGTGGATTATAAATATTCGGATTATAATAGCGGTTTCGTTTCTCTGGAACTAACAGATTATAAAAAAGAAACTTGGCTTTTAAATAATAATATTCATTATCTGTGCTTTGAGACCCCAAAAGAGATAGTAATCCTAAAAAAAAGGGCAATGCTGCATTTTGCAAAACAGTGCATAATAGCGGATTATGGAAGCGGGCGGGATTTTTTTGCAACATCTACGCATTTAAAATATAATAAGGATTTTAAGGATTTGTCAATTCAGAATTTAAAGCATTTTAGGCCTATGTTTGTACCAGAAAAGTATAAAAGCCTTATTAAAGATTATGTGGAGTGCCATTGTTCTAAAAAACAAGGCTGCGTCGCAAGTGTTAAAATCAGCTTTCTTAAAATGTGCGATTTAATCGAATTCTACTACTTAAAATAAAAATTACAGCTTTTCAATTTCGGATTCGGGAAGGCCTGTTATCTTTTTAATTAAAGATATATCCAGCTTTTCCAGTTTCATGTTTTTTGCTGTTTCTCGCTTGGTTTTATCTGTAATATCCATTTCAAAAGTAGATAATAACCTATATTCTTGCCTTGCCTGTTCGTTTTGTTTAACTGTTTGTATCATAGTTTCTATCTCCCTTGTAAATTCATTTGTTGCTTTTCCTGTGTTAAGGTATTCTAAAAATCCTTTTAATTCTTTGTCCTCAGTGTTATTAAAGGCCTCTGCATTTATTATAACCTTTCGTGTGCCGTCTTGTAAAGGGGTGTTTTTGTCCTCTATACAAAGATTTTCAAAGGTATAAACAGGCTTATTTTTGCCTATGGCATCAAAGGTACAGATAAAAATTATAAAGCTGTCGTTTAAGCTATTATAGGAATTGCCCTTGTCCAAAAAAGAAATATCTATGGCAGCTTGGTAAAACCTCATTCGTTTCGGGATATTGCGTTCATTACTTACCTGCATTTCAACATCATATAATTTACCGTTTTCTGCCTGTACCAAAACATCAAATCTTACAGATTTTGCCTGTTCGTAGGTGTTAATATTATGCTGTATCGAGATATATGCAATTTTGCCTATTGTATCGGACAATATCATTTCGATAAGTTTTTTACATAAGTCAGGATTTTGCATAGCTTTACAAAACATAAAATCGTCCGTAAATGTTAAATCTTCAAATCTTTTCAATTTCTTTCCCTCTTGTACTATTATATATTATTATAGGTTTTATGCAATATTATTTTAAAAAATAAGCTGTTTTTCTTTATCTCTCCATTCGCAGATATGCCATACAGACTCACTCATAACAAGAATACTCCACATTCTCCGTTCAAAGTGGTCGTCTGGTTTGTTACGGAAAAAAGAAGAATAATCTATGTCCTCTTTTGCTTCTTTTAACATTTCATTATAAACAACTGTGGGGAACTCATATTTCTTATTTGTATCAAAAATATAGGTATATTCTCCAGATTTTATATTTAATGTTGTACCTGTTATAACGGCGTTATCTACTATTTTTAATAAATGGTTTCGCTGTTCTTCTATGTTCCATTTTTCAAAGAATTGGGTTAATAAATCGCAGATAGAATAGTGCATTAGTTGCGATTTTGTTTTATTCATTGCTTCTTGTCTTTCTTGTAATTCAGCTTCTCCGCTTATAATGCTGTTTTTTATTTCGTTTAAGGTTGTTTCTGTATTATCTATTTGTTTGGCTAAAACCGTTATAGCCCCAACATCCTCCGTTGTTTCTAACGCTGTCCTAAATTTACTTATTTGTGTTTCTGTTTTTTGGTGGTCTCTTTTTAATATTTTTATTTTTTCTTTTATCGCTTTTACTTCTATATCCTCTTGGAAAAGCCGTTCTTTTAAAAATTTACTTTTGCTATCCGAGGTAATCGTACTATATAAAACAAAGATTTTAAATATTGTATCAATTTTATCTTGAGAAACAGATTTTGGGCTTTGCAGACAAGTTCTATCCAAGCAAGACATGTGGAAGTAATAGGGGTAAAGGACAAGCCCTTTCTTTCGTTTGTGTGCCTGTACTTGGTAAAAGAATTTAGCCCCGCAATATCCGCAAGTTATAAGCCCTGTTCCTATAGATTTTTCTGCCCTGCGATTTGTGTTTTTTTTATGCTTTTCTTTGTAAATGCGTAGCCGTTCTTTTACTTCTATCCAGTCTTCTCTGTTAATTATTTCTAAAGAGTACGGTATAGACTTAACCCAATAATCTGGATTGTGCAACATTTGCAGATTGTCTATTTCAAAATTATCAAATTTTTTAAGATAATCCAAGCCCTTAGTATTAAGGCTATAGCCTGTATAAACATAATGCTGTAAAGTTCGGGATAAATGCGTGGTTCTTTTTAAAACATGACTTGCTTTATTCTCGTTACTGTTTTGGGAAAAAACAATATTTTTTAGGCTTTCCCCATTTTTGTATCTGGTAAACCAATTTTTAACCTGCAATAATTCGGATTCAACGGGTTCCCAAATGTAATTTCCTTTACTATCTTTAATCGTCTTTCGATAACCAAAAAGGGACGGGTAACTTCTTTTACCGTTATCTATGGCATTATAAACGCCTCTAGTAGTTCTTTTAACTATAAGCTGTCTTTCGTATTGGGCTACAGCGTCTAGCATAGTCCTTAAAAGCTGGGTGTTGGGGTCGTTTAAATCATATTCTTTATCTTTCTCGTAAAGCCTTATTTTATATTTGGAAAAAATATTAAAAATATAGGCAGAGGCGTATTGGTTCCGGCTTATTCGGCTATGTTCCCATACCCAAACAGCATCTATTGTACCTTTTTTTATATCTTCAATCATTTGTGTAAAGGCAGGCCTATTCTCAAAAGGATTTTTATTTTCGTCCTCTTCAATTTTATAACCAGAAATCCCCTTGTCTTGAAAAACTTTAGGATTCATGTTATTCTTACCGGCAAATTCAATACCGGCCTTAACCTGCTGTTCAATGGTAGAATTTTCGGCCTTATCTGTACTTGTCCTTGCGTATATTGCTAACAC